AATATAATGAGAGCACATCTGATTGGCTTAGAGAAGCATTATACTGGATGAACAGGTGACGGCCAACAGGATTGTTAAAATTTTATCTAAAAAAGGCATTAGAAACAATGATATAGTTTCATTCAAGGTTGAAAATCAAGATATGTGGATTGGTCCTACGGCAGGTAAATTGATTTTAGAAGGAAAAGATGCGCCGTACTTAGATTGTGATGGGATGATTTTAACAATTGATGAAGGTTACGATGTTTATGGAGGCACCATAGAAAAATTAGAGGCGGACGAAATTGATCTTAAGCTATATTATTCTCTCTTAAAATCTAGAAATCAAATTACATCTGGTTAAATTACACCAGGCGATGTGTGACTTCGTATAACAGCCATTATGTTAAATTATTATTTTTACTTCCACATCAATTAATCTGCTTCTAAGCTCTTTTATCTCTTTAGATAAATCGCCAATTTTAAGTATTAAGATCCAAACAATAATTGATAAAGCTATAAATAAAATTAACATATGTATTCAACTGAGTCCAATTTGTGACTTATAGTCTTCACAGACTCTCATAAATGCATTCATCACTTCGAATTCTAAACAAATCCGATTTTCTATATAAATTCCATTGGAGGTTAACAACCAAAGTCTATTCATTTTATCTATATGGGCATACGCTCCGTCCCCCAGGAAAACTGAATTTTCTTTATTTAAATCTTCTTGTTCGATCATTATTGCTCCCGTGTAAATTATCAAATCCCAAAAAACGCCGTAATCGATTGTCGATAATGATTAAGGCTTGCCAATAATACCACCCATTCTGAAAATGGAATAGTGATCGGATTGGCTCTCTCAGAAATATCTATTTGAGAGTTGCTTTGCGTTCCGTAATAACTAATTATACTGGGCCCACTGGATTCGTTGCAAGTTAAAGACCATGCATTAGTAAAAGAAATATAATGTTCATTAGAAACAAAAGAGGTAAAAGGTGTTATAAAGGCGCTTCCAGGACTAAAATTATAGACAATGGCCGTTTGAAATATAGTTATTTGATTTAATAATGTAATAAAATCTGTTCCCGAAAGGGATATACCAGGAATGATCGAAAATACAATATTGTTGCTTGATTGGTCGTAGGTAATATTTTCAACGGCAGTAACGCCTGATAAAGAATCAAAAGTAACTGTTCCGCCCGCTAAATCTACAACATTGGTATTGACTAAGCTCATATTAATATGTCCTTAAATGAATTTCTTTAATCGTACAAATTATAAGAAATTTTCAGGGAATTTGCAAGCGTTTATAAATTTACTGATTTTTTCATATTAACATCTTAATGGCCTCTATTAATGGCTGTATATTATCTTCTCTTATATCGTGAGATAAAGCTATATATAGACCTTTTACTGAATCCGTCATTTCATTTAGTGGGCAATATAAAAGGAACGCCATGTGAGGCCAAAGTAGATGGCAATTTTCCATCCCATTTTTGAACGCTTTGCCATTGAACAAGCTCTGCAGTCACGGATTTAGATATTAACTGATTAGACGCAGATTCCGCCTGGGCCTTTATGAGCTGACTTTTAGCTTGGCCTTCGGCAATGGCTATTTGTTTTTTAGCCTCTGCTTCTGCCTCCCTCAACTCGTTTTCTCTTTGTTGTGCCCGTTGAGTAGCCTCAATCTTTAGGTTTAGCGCCTTCATAACGGTTTCTGGTACATCGAAACTACCGATCAAAAAGATTCTAGATATATTAAAACCAAGCGGTTCTAAATCTATTGCTACTTCTTTTCGAATAAAATCAAAAAAATCTTCTTTTTTTGGCCCTATTAAATCTTCAACTTTCATTCTAGAAGAGGCCCTGTTGATAGCGTCCCTAATGTTGTTTCTGATGAATAGATGAGTTATTTCGTCCATTCCTTTCCTATATTTACAAAATAATTCATGTATTTTAGTGGGAACCAGATTAAAATTTATACCAATTCCGGCTTTAATTGTTAAACCTTCCGAAGTTTGAAAACTGAAAGACTCCTCATTAATCCACTGATGATTTTGTTCAAATATTGGGAATTTATATAAAGATTCCCAAGGCTTAATAAAATGATAACCAACTAAAAGTTCTTTTTCTTCAACCCCCTTTTTGGAACCAAATAAATTTACAATGACCCCAACTTCTCCAGGACTAACTTTTGAAAAAGATGAAAAAATTAAAGTCCCCCACAATATAACAAAAATTGAAACTAAAGACCATAAAATATTAAAACTTTTTTCTTCGGCGGGAAAACGCTTTAAATCTTTAATAAGACTAAATTTCAAAAATATAAGAAAAAATATAGTTGCAATTAATACGAATATAAAATACATTTCTAGCCCCTGTTGATTAATTATTTCAACCAGTTAAATATCATATTGATTACAAGAGCTCCTATAATAGTAACTCCTATTCTTTCTAAATATTTAAATTCAACCGCTATCATCTCAAATCGCCCATTTATCTTTTCGAACATCAGATTTAAGTCAAGTTCTGGTTCAGCTGCCTTTGATAAAGTCTCTGCCTCAAATAAAGCCTGCTCTTCTGTATAGCCTGCTTCTAGCGCTTGTTTATAAGTTTGTAGTGTGTCAATTCTCATTCAAAACCTCCTCATTTTAATGTCCGCGCCCGCAGATAGGGATTACACCTATCAATCTTCCCGGACATCTAAGCTAATAGCTTTTGATGGCGGGGTGCTTTCTTGGCTCGGTTTTACGGACGTTACGGGCTCTCTAAGCTATGCAGGATATTTATATCCTATACTAATCGCGTGTGATTTAACAGTAATTATTCCCATCCAAATCTTTTTCCAATCTTAGGCAGAACAAATGCAATCAAAAATACGCCGGCTATTTCCCAGGTGAAGAATATTTTCAAATCATTTTCCAGGATTTTTAAATCTTTTGTAGTTACAACACTATCAAAAGAAGCATTTAGTGAATCTACAGCAATTACGGCCTGTTTTTCGGTATACCCGGCAGCTAAATAATCTTTATAAACTTTCAGCGTATCTATGTGACTCATGACAATCTCCTTTCTTAAATCTATTCTATACTAATAGTGATGGAAAAGGAAAGCCGTGAAACTAGGAATCTAAGACAAGAGTCCAGGCTTTTAGGGGCTCATCTCCATATTTTATTTAATAAACTAAATGATGCAACCAAACAATTAAATGAAATGGGACCTAGGCTTAATATCATTGGATGGTTATATGACACTTTTATTAGTGATAAACGAAAAAGGCTTGAAGAAGAAGTTCTAGTTTATGAAACAAAAATAGTAGAAGTATTGGAAGAGAAAGCAAAACTAGATACAATCCTAGATGAATCTGAGGAAGAAGACCGGCAAATCAAAGAAGGGTTTGAAAAGGCCAGGACGACTTAAATAAAACCTCGATAATCCTTTAAAATACGCTTAGCGAAGTCAGAAATATTAATCGGATTTTCGGGGGGATTCTTTTCAGCGCTGCTTACGCAAGATGGATTGTCATTACAATATCTTATTGTAACGACCCAGTCTCTTGCCTTGATTTTTCTGGTCGAAACATGAGTTTCATCCCTAGATTGGTCGCATATATTACAATTCCATTTGATAGAGCCCATTAATTCTCTCTAAAACAAGTAGCCCCAGAATAAATTAAAATCCCTATAAAATGTACTATACATTCTGTTTTTTCCTTCATTGTCGCCTCCTAATATCTAATAACCATCATTATCAGCTATTCGTATAATGCTCTTCATAGATTTAATACTATACCCCCAGATATACCCGGCTACGAAACTAAAAATCATCAGAAAAAAAGTATCGACTAATAACATCGTCATTCTTCATCTCTCTGTATCACTAAATCAAGACAATCCCTCATTACCTAAAAATATCCATTATTTGTTTTTTTCCTTTCTATCATTTCCTCTCCTCCTTCTCAAGTCGTTCACTTAACCACAACCTAATCAAACTACTAAAGGCGATTCCTTTTCTGAGCGCCATAGCACGAAGACTTTCTAATAATTCATACGTTACCTTTACGTGTACACGCCCTAGATACTGGTCCTCTTCGTCTTTTCTCGACTTCTTACGGGTTTTTGTTCTCACTTGACATTATACCCCATTGTGCACATGATGGATAGATGATGCCGAGGGACATTTCAAAAGTCAATAGGAGTTTTCATGGGTCTAATATTTTCGTGTATGGGTAAAAATAAGATAGTCCCTAAACTTAGTCCACCAATTGTTCTAGGCGAAGTCATAGATTTTGAAGAGGCTAAAAAGATTGCAGAGCGGCAATCAACGCCCTATCCTCGTCGACGGTCTTCCACCAAAAGCTCCGAAAAAGAAAAAATGTTCAACAAAATCAATAATCAAGTCTAGAATGGCACCCCTTAAAAATATTTTCATTTATTTGTTGACAATCGTTTTAAGCGTGTGCATAATGGGGCCATGTGTAACTTACAGGAGCAATTGAAGATGAGACCGACAGGCATATACAATAATTTAGATATAGACGAATATCATGCATCCGAGGGCATTAGCTCTAGCGGCATATCATTGATATTGGATTGTCCTAAACGATATTTTCATGAATATATGGCTAATAATATAGATATTGAGGATTCTAGGAGACAAAATGACAAGTTCAAGCTCGGGCGAGCCGTTCATATGTTAGTATTGGAGCCCGAAAAGTTTCATGAAAAATTCTATGTTATGATGAATGATGTAGATTTAAGGACTAAAGTCGGCAAAGAAGCTTACGCAGACGCCGAGAATAGCGCTAAAGGCCGCGACATCATCAGAGCTAACGATTACAGGGAAATCGCAAAGATTTCTGAATCTGTTCTTTCTCACTCACTTTGGAAAACGTTTGATAATCGTTTAGTCGAACAATCCATATTTTGGGATGCTGGTCTATTCAATACGCGCTTGCGCTCTAGGCCGGACGTCTACAATGACAAAATAATTATTGATATTAAGACAACCGACTCCATCAAAGCGTTTTCTAATTCAATTTATCAGTATGGATATCACAGACAAGCGGCAATGCAAATAGATGGGCTTCGCAATTTTGATGAAAAGGAACGCACATTTGCATTCTTCGTAGTAGAAAAGAAAGAGCCGTATCTAACTGCCTGCTTTGTTTTAGATGAAGCCTCTATAGAACAGGGCAGACGTGAATATCATGATGGGGCCGTTATTTATAGCGAATGTCTTCAAAATAAAGAATGGCCCGGCTATTAGGAAAAGTTTCAATTAATCTCCATTCCTAAATGGGCAATCAAAGAGGAGAGCATCCATGCTTAATCATGAAACCGAAACACACAATATGAAGCTTTTCGAAAAACGAATGGCTGAACTTAAGGCTCGAGGGCTTACAACTCAAGACATACTTAAAATGACAGGCTCAGATTACGATGTTCTTTACAAAGATTCTGTAGATAGCATCATAAAATTTTTAGAGGAGAAAACGAATGTCTAATACAGAAACCGAAACAAGACCCGACACAAGAATCATGCCAACCAATCCAGGATTCATGCAGGTAGGCTCTATTGAAGCCGCTATGCAATGCGCAGAGCTTATCGCAAAGTCTTCGTTCTGCCCTAAAGGAATGGTAGGAAAGCCCGGCGATGTTGTAATAGCCCTTCAAATGGGCCAGGAACTCGGTTTAAAGCCTATGCAAGCGCTCCAGAACATCGCGGTTATCAATGGCCGCCCTTCTCTCTGGGGCGACGCTATGCTCGCCGTATGCCGTCAGAGTCCTGATTTTGAATACATCAAGGAAGAGTATTTAGAAGAGACTAAAACTTATGTTTGTCGTGTTAAGCGAAAATACGAGCCGGAGTTCATGCAAACATTTTCTGAGGCCGATGCTAAACTGGCTCGCCTATGGGGCAAGGAAGGTCCCTGGACTCAATACCCCCGCCGAATGCTTCAGTTTAGAGCCAGAGGCTTTTGTTTGAGAGATGCCTACCCTGACCTTCTTCGCGGGATTATCACCTGCGAAGAGGCAGAGGATATGCCAAAAGAGCGCGTAGACTATAGCCGAAAAGTTGGTAATATTTATGATAGCAAAATATCGGATGGTGAAATCATTACTCCACATCAGTTAGATGTCTTAAAGGATTTAATGCAAGATGCGGACTCTAAGCCAGAAAATATTTGCAGCCATCTTAAAATAGAGTATCTTGAGATGATGCCGCTCAGTAAATGGGAAGGCGTTTGTAGGCTTCTACAACAAAAGATTGCTAAAAAACGCAAAATAGACTTGCCAATTAATCAAGTTTATGAGGCGAAAAAAGTTTCGGAAGCTGTAGCAGAGTTTGATAGAGAATATGAGGAGGGTTGAAAATGAAAGAAACAGATATTTTATCTAAATATATAGAGGCGTTAACCAATCATATGCCAGATAATCAGGCACAATTATTTGCCAGGTCGTGGGCTGAGGCTTCAGAGCCTCATCCCAGCTTGGCCACAAAACACGAGCTAGAATTGGCCATAGAGCGGATAAACAGTACCGTAAGTAAATTATCTTTAGGCGTATATTCCATTTTTCTAGTTTTGATTATTGAAATAATAAAGGAATGGATATTCAAGTGAACAACCACACCTACGCCTTAAAATATTGTCTGAAGTTCAATTCCAATGAAGGAAAAGGATTTACAGAAAAAGAAGCCATAGAAGATGGAATGCATACATGTGATGCATTAATGATTTTAAATTTTATAAAGCCAAAAGACAGCCCGCTTTCAATAGAATTTTTTTCTATAGATGGTAAAAATGATGGGAAACAGATTTCATCTGAAGATGCCTTTGGCGCATGGTCATTAATGGCGCATCACTTAAGCAAAGATTTATCAATTCCAAGTCTGCAAAGAAAAATTGCAAAGCAAGCAGTTGAAAGTGTTTCAGATTTTATTAAGGTGACGAGACAAAAGGAGGCGGACAATGACGATTAATGAAATACAAAAAATGATACAAAAAAAGCTAATGTGAAAAAACTGATAGCCATGATTAAAAATAAATACTCTTCTACTTTCCTACATAATTTGGATTTTAAATTTTGTAACATCGGATAAGACTCCTATTGTTCAAAAATTTGTACTTCCAACTTTCCATCCTTAAATTGCTCTTTTCTTTCAATGAATAACAAGTCTATTTGACAATCGTCTAAAAACACTCTGGCTTTTTGAAGTGAATCGATCGTGATTTTACAAAGATTATCGATATCGCGCTTACGTTTATCTGGCGGATAAGCCAAAATACGTAAAGATAGTCTGCCCTTTAGACAAGGAATGCGCCAAAAAAGATTAAGCTTTGCAATCAAAGCTCTATACGCGCGAGCCTCGTCTGAAATATGCACGCGACCACCATCATATCGCCAGTAGCGATTTGCCGAAGGTGGCCACGGCATCTGTATGTTTAAAGAATCGTCTTTAGACACACAGTAGGCTATTTCATGCATCCTGAGCACTTGCTACCATGTACTCCGAATGGTCGGCCGCCCATTTCCCCATGTCCTTCATTATAAGAACCTTGTGGGCCATGGAGTCCGCCGCCATGCATAGACATGATAGGATTATGTGGCACATGATACTCATGAGTTCCCATACCATGCCCATCTGGGCCACCGGGTGCTGAATGGCGACCTTCATGATGCTTATGGTGTTCATGACGACCGTGATGTTTCTTACGCATTTACTCTCTCCTTGATTAAACCTATTTCTTACCTTTCTTGGACTTCATTTTTTTACCTTTGTGCATACGCTCCATAGCATCAATGTGTTTCATCTCTGCTTTTTCATGAGCCATGCCCATTTTACCACTGCACGATTTACTTTTTGCCACGAGATATCCTCCGTTTTGATTTCAACTCTTTAATGTATTCCTTGGTTTCATTCACGATGCCCCCGCTACCTTTTTGCTTTTCGGTTTCCTTCCTTTGAGCTTTGCGAATAGCGCTGTTAGGCGCATCTTGGTCAAAATTCCTAGGAATCTTTTTTGGCATGGCGTTTCCCCTTCTTTGGAATCTTCGCGCCAGATTTTCTGGCTTGTGAATAAGCAATGGCTGCCGCCTGTTTGATAGGCATATCAGGATGAGCGTGTTTTTCAATCCTGATATTTTCAGATATTGCCTTTTTCCCTTTGCCTTTAACTAATGGCATATGAACTCCTTATTGAGAAGCTTCGGGCGCAGGAGCAGCAGGTGCCGCATCCTTTGCCTCACACTCTTCTTTAAAGATAGACTGAAGCATAAATTTTGCTTCCTCCAAGTGCCCTAGCAACATGCTGTAATTAGCCTTTGATTGCTCAAGAGCGGCCTGGATTTCATTTACGCGCTTTGCCAGAATTTCCTTTACGTCTTTCATAAAAAACCCCCTATTAAACCTTGGTAATAATATAGTTTATATGACTTGCCCCAGGATCGGCAGAGGAAGTCACAATAAATTGACCAACGCCTGCTGCTACGGTTAGGATCGAAGCGGGGTTAGTTTGGTCATTCCAGGACGCTGTTACCATGCTTGCAGCCGTGCAGAAAGCGTCTATCACGGTCTGCGCCGCGGCTCCCCCTGCTACAGCGGCCTGGGCTACAACTTTTTGTTGATAGCCGGCATCTGCTATTAAACCGCCCGTTCCGCTGGCAACCAGTGAGTGATTTGCGGTGAAAGGCGTTGCGGTGGCGGCTACTAAGAATCGGCCAACGGCGTTGACTGGGTCGGGTATTGATACTATCGAGGCTTGCCCCATTGCGACGTTACTAATCGTGGTATTGGTATTACCCGTATTAGCAACAGCGGCTACGATAAGACTACCGCGCAATGCAGTGCCTGAAAATGATGTTAATACACCGGTATTACCGCTAGAACCCGCAGTAACATTACCCGTTGCGACAGATAAGTTACCGGTTGCAATGGTTTGAGTGCCAGCGCTGTTGTTTAAAATGAAACTAGCAGCAGCAACGCCTGGGTCTGGTAATGTATAAGTTGTTGCTTGTCCTACAGCTGAATTTGTTATTTTTGAGACAAAGTTATTGACGTTGTTAGAGGCTGCAACTACCAAAGTTCCGTTTGCAGGAGTCGGGGGGAATGCTACAAATGATCCCGCATGTCCGCTTGAACCTGCAGTTATATTACCGCCAGCGGTAATTGTCCCACTGACCACTAAATTTCCAGTAATGCTGCTTTGAGATTCCGCTAGGGTTATAATCCCATTAGAAGCAATTTGTACTTGATACCAGTTAACCAATTGGTCTGTCGTATAAACCAAAGCCATTTGAGTTTGACTAAAACTCAATTCGCCTGTAGTAGATTGCTGAAGTGCATTCAAATAACCTGCTGTGGTTACCGTAGCATTCGTATCATTGGTTGCGATTAAAAGAATTGACGGCGTTTGCGCAGCAGCCGGCAACGTATTGTTTGGATTTGCAGTTGGGACTACCCCAATTTGCAATTGTTGTATGCTTAAAATGGTCATTTCATCTCTCCTTGATTAAAAAACTATGTAACATCTGCGTCTGCCTGATATGCAATTGATAAAACATATCCTGGCAATGCTCCAGCATCGCCTGTAGTCGTAACATAAAATCCACTCGTAGTTGCTCCGGCAGTGGCAGTAGAAGAACAATCTGCTCCCGTTGAAATGTCTCTTGCTTGTGCATTAGCTGCATTAGGGTTGTAAAGAGTAATGCTCGGCGTTTTTAGCATGTCTGGATGAAAAGCAATCATTGGGGATGTATTATTGACTGCCGCGGTTCCTTGAGCGCCAAAAGTAATTCCGCCAGTATTATTTTGTGAGGGCAGGAAAGCATAAGGAAGCGATTTTCTATAAAATCTTTGGCAAAGTGCTTGCTCGTCTCCAAATGAACGGCGCTGAAATGGTGTTTGATTCGGGCTTATTTCAAGCTGTACATCTGTAATACTAAAGCTATCATCAGCACCTGCAGCTCCAACCCCATTAAATGCAAATGATACATAAAGCTGTGTAACGGTTGATCCAAGCGTTGTGGTGGTGAATTTGTAGTTCGTTAATGTTGATGTGATAGCCTGAGTTGTGCTAAGGACAGAAGTTGCACCACCCATAAAACCCGTTGTAAAGTTTGATACATCAGTAGTGCCAGTTCCTGATTGAACCTGTATAGTGATAAGACCACCCGCCGATGAAAAGTTAGCCCCGGACTTCGCTTTAAAAGAAAGTGTAACTACATTTCCAGCCGAACCTATGCACATATCTCTGGTCAAGCTTTGTGAAGCAGTAATAGTGTCTGTCCCTGCGCTGGCATTATTTCTTTGGACTTTCATTAAAAATGAGCCAGAAGTTGCACCAGCCGATTGAGAAAAAGTTGTTGCAGTTCCTGCTCCGCCACTATTACATTGCCATCTATCGGCTGTGTAGCCTGTAGCGTTCGTTAAACCAAAAGTAGCGCTGCCGCCGGCTCCTCTCTGCCACACCTGGAAATCACCATTAATTAACATGTTCTGGCCAGGAATATTGGCAACCGCGGGTGTACCAGAAGCAACACCTACCAAGGATTGCTGAGCTCCTAGAGCCAATAAAGAAGGAACGCCCGATGCACTTGTTACCAATGTTCCGCTGTTTGCTGTGGCAAGCGCGGCCATCGTATTTGCTGAGCTCGCATATAAGAGCGTGTTTGCGGCATTGGTTGCAGGATAAGTACTTGTAGTCCAGGCTGGTGTCGTGCTTGCACCAGAGGTCAATAATTGTCCGGCGGTTGCGGTGCCCGCAAGAATTGCACCCGCTGTAGCTGTTGAATAAAATATTCCGCCATTGGAGGCAGTCAGGTTTGCATTAGTTCCACCATAAGCAAGCGCTACAGGGGTTCCTTGCCAGACACCGGTCCCGATTGTGCCAACTGTTGTGATGTTTCCTTGGACTGCAGCAGGTAGCGTAGAACTGATACTCGGAGCACTGCCGGCGCTTGTGATAAGTACACCGTTAGCGGCGCTCGCTAATCCTGCAACAACATTGTTTGATGAAGAATACAGAAGTTGATTAATCGTTGTAGTTGCAGGCCAAGTCGATGTAGACCAAGCTGGGGTCGTTGAGGAGCCCGATTGTAACATTTGATTTGCAGTGGCTGTCCCGGCCAGGATAGCGCCCGCTGTGGCCGTGGAGTAAAAAATACCTCCATTTGAGGCCGTTAAGTTAGCATTAGTTCCACCATAGGCAAGAGGAATTATCGAACCGTGCCAAACGCCGGTTGTAATTGTGCCCAAGGTGGTAATTGAAGATTGCCCCACGTAAGCAGGGTCAATTGATACAACGACATTCCCTGTTGTAGGCGTTGCAACAATTTGTCCCGCTGTGCCTGATACGCTTGCTACACCGGTAACAGCACCTGTTGATTGCCAGGTGGGTAAAGCGCCAGCTCCATTGCTTGTTAATACGTACCCATTGGTTCCAACACCTACGACGTTTTGGAAAGTTCCCGTTGCCGTAGTTCCAGCGCATATCACCGAATAGGCCGTGAATGTAGTATTTCCTGTGCCGCCCAAAGGAACCGTTACCGGAGTAAATCCGGCTGCCAAGGAACCAGAGGCCAAAGCGCCAGTAGCAGTGATGTTGCCCTGAACAGCGGCGGGTAATGTACTAGAAATTGAAGGAACCCCAGCACCGCTTGTAACAAGAGCACCATTATTAGCGGTTGCTAATTGCCCATATTGAGCGGGTGCAACGCCGTACAACAATTGATTGGCATTGGCATTTAAAGGATAAGTTGCCGTGCTCCAATTTGGAGCAGAGCTTGCGCCAGACATTAGAATTTGAGCGGCAGTAGCGGTTCCCGCAAGAACAGCCATAGCGCCCGCAGTGCTATAAATTATTCCACCATTTGAGGCTACTAATGCAGCATTGGTGCCACCGTGATTTAATGGAACATTAGTTCCATTCCAGACACCGGTTGTAATGGTTCCTAGCGTCGTTATAGATGCCTGTCCAACATAGGCAGCATCGATATTCACTGTTGCAGTTGGACCAACAGTTACAACGCTGATTCGATTAACGGTTCCATTTATTGTGGATATACCACCGCCGCCAGTAGCTAGATTGACCCAGGTAGCGCCATCCGTAGAGCACTCAAAAAATCCCGTGGTTGTGTTTAAACGAATAGCCCCTTGGTTTAGTACTCTTTGCGCCGTTGTGCCAACAGGGACTGTAATTGAGCCATTCCCAGGAATAATTGGATTAGAAGCTAGGCCAACAATGGGATCGTTAACAGTGCCCGTAACCGCTGTTTGATTTGCAGTCTGTGTGAGTGAATTAACAACAGAAAGGGCAACACTCATAACACATTCCCTTGATAATTGAGTATGAAGGCCGTAGTCGTTGTAAAAGCTATCAGAACAGGCTTTAAAACATGGCCTGGTATAACTGGCGCAACCGCTGTATAGCTTCCTGCAACAACATCAGATAAATAATAGACGTTCCCAGGAATGAATGCCGCGATTGGTGGATTTATTTGCGGGGTAATCGGGGGAGTTAATCCAATGTATTGTAATACAAAGTTATTAGCGTCAATAACTTGTATTACAATACCAATAACATTGGATAATAAAGGACTAAACGCGCTCGCTAAACCAAATGTTCCTGGGCCATTGACTTCTAAAAGTTGGCCTACTAAAAACCCATGCCCAACCTGATTAATTTCCAAGGTGCTTGTAGTATCAGGAATAAAAAGCGTATTTAAGTTATTCCTAAGACCCGCAATTCTATCGCCCGCTTGGAGATTACCACCATTAATAAATTGCGAGAATTGGGTCGGCATTTTTTACGATTCCACTAGCGCATAAAATGAAACGGATATGTCGGCAACGCCGGCACAATAAAAGTGTAGTACATCTCCTGATTGAACGTACTTAGCTGGCGGTTCTATTTCCGAGGTACTGAGAGCAAAGTTGCCTCCTGCTGGAACGGCTGCTACGGCGTTTTTGGCAAACCATACGGCATCGTCCGCGGTATGTCTGACATATTGCATTACTGCTATCCATTTATTATTGGTTTGAGAAGGAAGTCCGATGCCTGCAGTGAGCGGCACAGCTACAGCAGTGTCCGTAATTGCGACCAGTGTGGCCGTATAAATGGTATCGCAGGCAGGCAGGCCGAACCCATTAACACCAGATATGTTCTTGTCCAAATTGTAAATAGTGGTCATTGCATTAACTCCTTGTTAAACGCCCAATCGTGCATCAGCGGACCAATGTACGCCAATAGTGTCAGTAATTGTGCCCCCTGCATTACCTGTACAATAGAGAGCAAATCCTTTTGGCAAAATGTATCTTGTGTTAACGGCACTACAGTCCCCTGCTGTATAATCATAAGGCTGACCATTCATGTTGTGCGGGTTATAGAATGTAATTGTGGGGGCCGCGTACATGGAAGGAACAAAATAAATAGTAGGAGCATAATTACCCTGTGCTCCGTTAGAAATCGCCGTAAACAAATAATCGCCACTGAAATTACCAACTGCTTGTGCTGGAACTACCCCATAATTAAATGTACTTTGATAAAAATATTTACACTCTTCAAAAACCTCTGTATCTGTTTTAGCTCCGGGCCGCGTGGGTATATTTCCTGGAACCAAAGAGACCGCCCCTATATCAATAGAATTGGCTAATCCTAATGTTGCAAATCCCACTACTATTGCAAAATAAGTAGCTGTTCCAACACCGGCAACCCCGTTTGCATTCCATCCAGAAAAGCCATAATCAAGCCAATTTAGATTTGCAGACTGGCCCAACGTAAACTGGGCATTTCCCAATCCGTTTCTTGTTACTTCAGTCCAGCCTCCGGCAACCGTGGGATATCCCGTTGCGCTTAGACCCGTTACAAGCGAATTCCAAGGCCCTGCTGGAGCAATACCTGTATGAGGCAACGCACCCGCTGTGTACCAAAGCGATATAGTGCCTACCAGGGTGCCTGCAAAATTAGTCGTTCCTGAGAACATAGACGATAAGGGGTTGTTTAAAATTTCATTCGCTAAAAAACTAGGTATATATTGTATTATCGCAAACTGCGTGGCGGCATTGGCCGTTATTCTTAACGCACCCGTTCCTGTAGCAGATTGAGTTGTCGTAACACCATTAGTTACAGATTGAAAAATAATAGTCTGGTCTATGGCTTGAAACGAGCCATTAGCGCCTGTCGCATAAGGACCCAGAGTCCAGCCTAGGGCTTGTGCGGGATTTAAGGGAAATTCCCACCCTATAAGATAACTGGGTATTGGTTTTGCCTTCAAAAGAGGGCCATAATAATTAAACTCAAAATCTCGTTCTCGATTGGCCGTTCTTTGGTCATAAGTAATACCAGCAATATTCGTATTCAATGGAACAATTTGAATATTGCTTAGCGTAGTTGGAACAGTAATACTTAATCCAAGTATAATGTTTACGGAGCCAGTATCGCCCGTTGATGGATTTGTGGCAGGAGCCAGTTGAACCGTATTATTAAACGTTGCATAAGCCCCTCCTGTATTATTAGCATTTAATACTAATTGGACTGCCTGCCCATTTGGTTGATAGCCAATAATTACTTGGCTTGCAGGCGCCAAGAGAATGGATGCTGACAGATAACCACCCGCAGCCAATGCCGGAGAAAATACGTCTGGATTGTTTGAAAACGTTTGTACAAGTTGTAATGAGGCTAAATTTGCGCCGGGTGTTATTGTGAGTGTATAAGGCGGATTGTTGGGATAAGCAAGACTACCGGCTATAGGCGTTCTTACGACTGTTACAGTTCCGTTTCCCGTGCTTGATATAACCAGGTTCCAGCCCGGTGCTATGTTAATCGTATTAACAGCGACGCCAACATAATTGAAACTAATTCCAATCGTTGGCGGAAAGTTCACATCGACAAACTGGCTATTTGTTATTTGATTTGAAAAAGCAAATTGTCCACCAGGAGGCGGCAAAATTTGAGATTCATTAGGCGGCCATCCTTGTCTTGTAAATTGCTGGACGCCCTGAGAATTAGCAACAACAATATAATACAAATCTAACAGCTGTGTAGTGTCATTGAAAGGATAATAATAAACGGGAACATTGTTACCGTTGTTGTCTTGGATTTGACCAGAAGCGCTTAATGTAATGGGATCTGGAAGTGGAACATAGGAATAAGCGGGCGGTAATGCGGGATTGTTATTTTGTATTGTATATACAAGCTTTGGTGTTACATGGTCAACATCTCTAAAAAAAGATATAGTGCCCCCACTCAATGGTTGTCCTGTATCCTTATCAAGAAAAACCTCTGATAAATCAAGCCCGGCAACAAGATAATCGGGATTTATCGCCATTTGTATATGCTCCTCGAATTAAAGGCGTTGACATCAAATATTATTTGACATACAATGATAACTGTAGATGAAAGTATTTTCTTTACTAACTTAATGGGTGTGAGAATGTCGCATATTGATACTTTGAAAGTATATGAAGAATATAGAGCCGCTGGTTTTGATGAAAAAACAGCGAAAGAACTTACTAATGTCCTAGAAAGTTCTTTTACGAAAATCCATAAATCATTGTTCGAAGAATTAAAACAATGGTTAAAAGAAGCCAAAGAAGATTTTGCCAGCCAAAAATTAATTTCTATTTTAGGCGGATTAATCTTGCTGGCCTTAACAACCTCTATAGGTTTGCTGTGGAATCTAACCGTTGATTTCCAAATTTTAAAAAGTTGCGGAATAGTACTAAAAGAAAGTAAGTAGTTTAGGAGTGAAAAACGATGTTGAATTGTATTCTTTTTTTGGTTGTTTTTAGTATGATTTATGGATTCTTTGCGAAAATTCTTTGTGATGACTCCTGCGCTTGTTCTTGCAGCTTTGATGGGGATGAGGAAGAAGAATACGACGATTAATTTATTTATCATTTTATTAATCCTAATAAATGAAGCGCTTCATATCCCGCAGCAGCTGTTCCAAGACCCGCAGCTCCTGATAAGGCGTGCTTAAAATATTGTCTAGTGCCTAGCTCTGGGTACTTTTCTCCTAATTGCTTCCTAAACTTTTTATCTTTTGATAAGGCATTTAGTAAATCCTTTTCTGTCAATTCGCCCTTTCTAAAAGTATTAATAGGTTTGTTTTTTGTATAAGGCAGAACTTCTTTAGCATACCCTCTAGTTAGCTCGCCATATTTTTCGGCTAGTTCCGGGGTTCCTTTCTTTAAAAACCCTTGATACATAGAACCCCTTATTTTCTTTTGGGCGCCAAGAGCAGCCTCCAAAGCCTCTTGTTGTGAAGTATTGAGGCCAACCCCCTCATGAGTTTTTTCTAATCTTCTAATTGTTCTTCCAAGATCACTTTGAGCCCTATGAGCGGTTTCTAATGTTGGATTAGCTATAAATTTTTCTATGGCACTAAATTCCTTTGACGTTGTATTTTGTTTAATAGCATTAGCGTTTAACTTAGGTACTTTTAATGAATTAACTCCGGAACTTTGAGCTTCTTTAAACAAAGATTTATAGGCATCCGAATACTGATTTTTAATCATATCTCTATCAGAAATTATTCTTTTGGCCACTTTTTCAGCGGGATACGCTTTATTAATTGCTTTTCCTGCAGAGTACCCTAATGGAATCCCGCCAAAAATAGATCCCATTCCTGCCCCCATCAAAGCATTTTTAAGCCTAGAATCTTCGGGGTTAACATATTGAGAGGCTCCTTGTAGACCCCCTCCTATACCACCACCAAGAATTCCAGATAAATATTGTAAAAATTTAGGAGCTTTTGATAATGTTTGCGCAGTTGTAACGCCCCCAGCTACCGATCCTGGTAAATTTATAGCTATATTCCCAAGTATATTACCTAACATCGCTGAACGCGGGTGTTTTTGTTGAGCTTGGAAATATCTTTCTGACCTTTCTCTCGCCACATTTTTAGAACCTCGTTTGATATTTTCGCCCAAATACCCACTCTCTAATAGCGGCTGCAATATACCATGGGTTGTTTCTTCTATGGCTCTATTAAATGCAGGGACAGATCCGGCTATCCACGGAGCTTCATACCAAGGCTCCTTGGCGGATTGTTGAGGAGCCGGTCCAATTATTTCCCATTCACTTTCTTGGGCCGGAGCGGGGCCTATGATTTCCCATTCGCTCATTGGCCACCTCTTAATCTCTCGGCTTCTTCTTTTGTTACGAACTTCACTTCGCCTGTTTTATTGCTTCTAATTTGAACCATGTCTTGAGCGCCCCTACTTATAACATCAGCACCTTGAAATCCGCCTAATAGCTCTGGTTGCCCTCTTTCTGCAGATTCTCTGAATAATTGCGGATTATCTATAATCTTATATCTATTTTTAAGCCCAAACCTTAGAGCTTTTTCCCATTCTGGGCCAGCACCCATTAATCCCTTCATATTTTTTATTATGAATTTATTGGCTTCGGCTGTATTAGCCACATCTGGCTTCATGGAAGCAATTAAGGCTTGTCTTGCATCTGTAAATCTTTGTCCGCTTCCTAAAGCCTCGCCCCCAGACGCGACCAATTCATTCGAAAGCTTTCTAAATATATCGACCTGTGTTTTTTCATCTTTATTTATGATATTACGCTTTACGTATTCTTCTAGCCCGGATTTATCTTCCGGATTTGATAGCATTAAGGAAAAACTTTTCCAAAGATTTGGATTTTGGTCCATAATAGACTGCATCTGATCTAAAGTCTTTATGGTTTTTGTCATGTTTTGTGCTTTCTTTAAATCGTCTTCCATCTTTTTAACATAAAAAAGTTGCTCGTTTTTTGGAAGGCCTCTCAAAGAACCGCCCAATACATCTGGCGGAATATCTGAATCGATTGCTTTTGCATATAATTCATTGCTAGGATTTAGACCTTGTAATTCATAGTTTTCTTTTAAGGCCTCTTTAAATTCAGGGGTACCCGCCCCATAAATAGCCGCCAAATCTCGTTGTGTGCTTGTTTGTGGGTTTAACAAGTTTTGTGCATAAGCAAGTTTTGAAGCAATCTCAGCCTCTCTTGTTTTTTTACCGTATAGTTGTTCTAGCGCGTTTTCCATTGCTGCTGCTTTTAATTTTTCTTCATTCATCATTCTTTTATGGCGCAGTTCAAACGGAGTTTCGCGCGCTTCCGCTGTTTCTTTATACGATTTTAAAGCTTGCGGAATAAAATTGACAATACCCGAGTAATCGGGCTCAACCAAGGGAATATTACCAAAATTTGGATATTGTACAGGCATTATCTAACCCCTCCCCCGCCACCCATAAACGAAGCACCAGAACCGATAAGATTACTTAAGAATTGTCTTCTTGCGTTACTTCTGGCTTGATCCATGGACATTTGTTGGGCTCGTCCTTGTGACGCTAAAAATCCTTGCTGTGCTAAGTTACTGCCCACTATATCGCCGTATCCTGTTGATGCTCTATGCCCTCTTTCTATACGGCTTTCTTGGCCTGCTAACCCGCTTCCTTGTACCCCTAACAGATTAGCTAAAAATTCTTGCATATCTTGACTAAGAAGGCCTTGAGTAAGTTCGCCCTGTTGTTGTTGGCTATAAGGAGTTCCTACGAAACCGCCATGAGATGCATCATTTCTCATAGATCTTTCCATTTGCTCTTGTTTGAATCGATAGCCTCTGGAAGGGGTATATCCTTGCATTAATTCTTCTATAAAGGCACCAGGAGAGCGCGACATTCGCTCATAAATGGGATTAGTCATGGATTCTGCTTGTCTGCCGGATTCAATGAATGGCTGATAATAGGGCTGTACTGCCCCAGGAATTTGATTTAAATAGCCCATTCCTGCATCAGCTGGATTGCCCCCGCTTCTTCCACCGCCAAATAAGCCCCTGGCTACGCCAGGAATACCAAATCTTGTAGCGCTACTAAAAAATCCCATATCTCTTCCTTAAGGATAAGCTGCTGTCTGAATGCGTCTTAAAACGCCACTCCTTTTAACTACTAAATCTGCAGGGGCTCCGTCTGAAATCCACCACACGCTCCCATTAGGCGCTAAGGCCGCTACCGTAGTCATATTACCGTTTGGGTCGACAACTGGATTAACGGTCAATTGCGCATTCGTCAGCGTCGAAACTTGAAAGCCATTAGGGCCTATCGCCTGATAAAGCGTTTGATTAAGCTCCTCGTTATAGTTCTCCTGGTCAGGAGACTTAACGTAAGGTGGTATATCTGACATACCCTAATACACCTCAATCAATCCATTGTTTACAACAACCCGGAACATACTATAAAAATTTAGTCTAAAAGTGACGATATTGGCAGCTCCCAAACGATTCCAGGTCAAAATATTTTTACGATTACCAATAGGCCTTAATCCTCGGCTTACGATATTAGACCAGGAAGTTGCTCCATCAATTGAAATAGATAAATCTACGCGAGCTTGGTAAGGGATCACATAAGGGTTTCCTGGCCCTCCCGCGCCCGCTTGTTCGTTGACAATAGGGATTGATCCAGAGGCATATTCTGTGATGATTCCATCATCAGCAGGATTAAATGGATCTTCAGTGATTATATTTAATGGGTTTATAGATAAAGCAGTGAAGTTAGCTTCATTTCCCTGTTCAATGGGAATTACCAATCGATTAATACGAAATCTATCTGTATCATCAAATTCAATGTTTTCGGTAACGCGTATCCTTGGGATGATGTTTATCAAAGCAGGATTGGACGGTGCTCCCGGTAAGTTCTCATTATAAACAGTAATATTTGTGCTTTCTTGGTAGATTGTTCCATTATTTATGGATACAAAATAATTCATATTATTAAAATAAGCAAAGTTCCTAGCGGGATGATAGTTCATGCTTTGATCTGTTAAATTATAAAATAGACTAGTACTAAAATCATAAGCAAGCGTAAGATTATCGGCTGCATTGTAAAAAGTGATTTGATAAATAAGATGACCATCTACTTTTCTAAAGGCGGCTGTGGAGTCTGCTGGGTATTGGATAGTATCCATCAGGTTATCTATTCCATCGGTCGATATCGGGGCAGCTCCTTGCCCTGAATAAACCATAATAACTGGAACATCTTTTTCATTAACGGCAAGCCACGCAATATAAGAATCCGAACTATCTATCGTAGATGCGGATACACAGCCATAATCGACATTAATTGTGTTTACGCGTCGATAGTTTTGTGTTCCCCCAACCCCCGTGTATACTTCGCAAACTACTTGCCCAATAACCAACACATTTGCGGCCTGTGCTGGTATTCTAAGAACTGCTAACGCAACATCGGGTTTTGTTTGAATAGCTTGGGTTGAGGTTAATTGTATAGTGGTTGCGCTTAGGAATGACCACGACGTCCACGCTTGAGGATTTGGGCTTGTAATAGTGCTTCCGATATTAAAAAACGAATTGTGGAAGGATACATAACTAGGCACTTGCCCCAATAAGTTTTGAATTGTTATGAAAGGAGCTCCACTCCAATTGTATATGTAGACATTAAGCCCATCGCAAATAGCAATTTGAGAACTTAAGTTTTCATCGATGGTTACCTCGCCCGTAGAGGTCGCTAGAGTTCCAACCGGTATGAATGTTAAGTCAGGGTTAATTCTATAAACGGTAGAATTAACAACTGCTATCATTAAGTTTCCTCTAACACTTCTAAAAATACCCCTCCCTTCTCCTGTGGCTTGTAATTGAATAGCCCTTTGATACCCAGCGAAATTAACCAGCCATTTTTCCTTTTCAGAGACCGATATCATCATGTTGTAAGTTCTTTCTGAAGAGATCCGATTGTAGCGGCCAAACGTCGAGCCGCCGACAATGTTGATCGGCAAAGTTTTTGAGTTTTGAACTTTAGGCATTACAACTCCATAAGTTAGGTAACCCACCCATGTGAGAGGTTTATAAATCCAAAGTTCAAAGTCGTATCTTTCTGAAGCGTAGATATTTTCTGCATGGTTAAATCTAATTGTTGTGAGCGTTTGCTTATCATCATTTGTAGCTCGACTAGTTGCTTCTCAATCATCATAGGAACATCGTAGTTCCATTCAATGCACATGCGTTTGGCTAGATAGTACTTTAAATAATTAACGTACCACCGCTCCATCTGAACGGCGTTATAATTTTGGTTCGCATATCCATTAATCGTTGAGAAGTTTGAGAAGGTTATATTAGATATACCATTACCGGCTGAGGTCAACACAATTGTGTTAGGGGAACGGAGAATCAAATCATTATTAGATAGAGAAGCATTAGCGCCTATTGCCGACGAATTCAAATTAATAAAATTGAATAAGGCTATGGCATTGGCGTAAGTTCCAGCGCAATCGAATCCATTGATGACAAATTGTCCAGGGGGAATTGTGCCAGGTGGTGTATACAAAACATTACCGACATCGACAACAGCCTGAGAAGCCTGTAAGTCTTGGTTAATGGTTACCTGATTAAGTTTAAACTGCCCCCACAGCTCTATAGGGTAATTACTGTCCGGTAAAAAGTATAAAAACAAGGTGGCTCCATTAGCCTGGCGTTCTATGTGCCATGAGAAAGGCAAGGACTGAATGTTGTCGGCACGAGCCACTCCAAAGAACTGCTTCCTTTGAAATTGCGTCATGGAGTATCGTATACCGCTTATAAAGAAAACAAGCGTATCAACTAGAATTAGGTTAGGAATAAAGTAAGTATATTGTCCTGGCTGTAAGACTTGTTTGTATTGGGAATAATACGGAATCATATCGTTTTCGACTGCCGTATCATCCAATATATCGTTTAGAATATCTAGCCCGTCTTGCGCTTGGCCCCCTGTAACTTCCTGAAACTCACGCGCTACAATACCAGATAGGTAAAAAGCGTTAGTAATGAGTTTCAGGACTGTATACATCAGCCATACTCTTATAACAAGTCTACAAACCCGTGAACCAATACAGCCACTGCGGCTGCAGCATTTGATACCGCATAGAATGACGTCATCGGCAACACAGGTCCTGCGCCGGGCGTGCAAGGAATTTGTAAAGAGGCCGTGGTCACTGTGCTGGCAGGCGAGCTGATTATCACTTCGCCAACCGTGGCAGCATTTGCGATAGTGACGCTTCCATCTGCATCAAATACGCAGGTTCTGGTTCCGCCGGCATCGGCTGTTAATGCAACTTTTGCAAAAACTTTACCGGCTGTTAAGGGAACAATCGGGGTAGGTGTGGCATTCGACCAGTTGAACGACGTTAAAACAACTGCGTTGCCGGCAGCTAATGCCGTCGCAATGGGGACGTTCCACCAAGTATCGCGCCCGCTACCATTTCCACGTTGATGGAAAGAAAGAATACCTGTGCCTGCTGCGTTAGATAGAACTGTACCTACACGACGATACATGTCATATCCAAATGGCAATGTTGGGGTTGCGACAATATTATCGGCCAGTGATAGCAAAGTGCCTGGCGTTCTATATTGTGTAGAATCGGCAATCGCGTATACATAATAAAGAGTTACTGCAGCTGCCAAATCTCCTACGTCAAGGGCATTAACTTGCCCACTGATTAATGGATTTAAGGCATAAGTTGCATTGGGTAATATAATATCGTTTGTATCGGTTGAATCACGACATTGACCACCAGCAACATTAATTACGGCAGTTGCCAAGTTTGCAACGGTAATTGCGCCTTGAGATACGGCGAAGCCATTAACATACAAAAGGCCTTTATTGACTATGGGGATATTAGGTGTCGACATTTGATGCTCTCCTTCAATTCGTTAAATTTAATGCCCCCGAATTCGGGGGCATTATCTAATTACAGCGGGAATAACATGGCCATACCATATTCAGGAACCTGCACAGAACCATGAATACAATCATGGATCATTCCTCTTACGTTTTGGCCAAACAGCGAACCATAATATTGACGTAAAGATACGCCAGTATCTGGATCGACAGAATTACCCGTTGGATAGGGAGTTAAGGCCGGTAATTGTGGCATTGCTAGATACAATGAATTACCGCCATTAATCATGCCTACTCTACAATTTGGAACTACCTGTAGTTGCATCCCAACTGCTAAAGCATTGTTGATGTTTTGGTTGCTGGTTGCCAACGCTTGTAGGGGTGGGTTGAAAGTAAAGGTCACTGCGCCAGCGCCGTTTGAGGCCGCAGTAACGGTCGACTGGATTTGTACGGGCACTGAGCTTACTAATTGGCCTATAAAGGTTAAGTATCTCATGTCGGGTTGTCCAGCTACTCCGTCAATGAATTGCATTCGATCGCCTTGCAGAATTGCATTAGGATCGGCGGCAACTGCACCACCCGAAGTAACCGTAATGGAGTTGATGGAGCCGTCTGGAAGAGGGGCTCCGATTGCCGAGATGGTTAATGTACGGCCAGCCCAACCGTTGGCTTGATTACCGATATTCCCAGCGATGTGCACAGGCAACAGATTTGATTGGTACCATTCGCAACCAGAGAAAGCGCCTACTTGCCACGACAATGCCTCTTTGTCGTTTCTATCCAATGCAAATTGGTTGAGACCAGAGCCCACGATTTGAGCAACCGCGATGTCGGATAAATATCCTTTTACATCATAAGTTACTGAACCATAGTTTCTGAATAATGCCAAAGCCTGGGCTAACTGGTTATAGGTATTAATGGGCGTTAAGCCATCTCCATAAAACCGATAAGGTCCCGGTTGAAAGAATGCAGCAGTTGTTGAGCTTGCTGGAACGATTTGGAAATCGCAATTGCTCGCAACAACGGCTTCAATTTTCGCGCCCATTTCTGCCATAGCAGCGGTACCGAATCTTTCCATATATTCGCGAACATTGAATAAAAATTGTTGATCGCTGAATGCATAGGAGGTTGAGATTTGATTCCGCACGGAGAGTGCTTGGACACGCTGATTAGCTGGCTGGAAATTCGCAACCAAGCTGGCGGTCGTCGTAAATCGGGGTGGCAAATCAAAGGTAACGGTGTCGCCTAAGTTTGCAGTCATTCTATCAAAATCTCTAAATTTGGCATTAGAAGTAGACACAAAACAGCATAAGTTTTGTAGATATGCCAAATTGGACATTTGATAGGTTTGGACGGTTTGTAATATCTGTGCTGGAACGGCCATGTTAAACGCCTCCTCATCAAGTTATGAAAGGACGTTGTGTGGCCGCTAGCTTTACCTAGTAGGTCTGAGCCAAGAAGCGTTTTTAAAATCCGCTACGCTCATTTTTCCACTATCAACGCCATTGTTTTGAGACGATTTAAGGCGTGATAGAGGCGGTTGTGCCGCAACATTTCCCTGGACAGCCTGCTGGTTTTGAGAGATGGATAACGCTAGTTTTTTCATCTCTTTTTCAGCAAGTGCAGGATGGGTTTGCGCGAGTGTTTGCAAGGATGCGAGCTTCATAGGGTTTTTAGCCAGCTCATACATAATGGCTGGGGTATTTTCCTCTTGAGCCGCTAGGTAAACGAGTTGCGGGAAAGCTTGGGGGACAAAATCGCCCATTACTTCTTCGAAGTCGTCAAAAAAATCCTTTCCTTGAGACATCTTAGAACGATATTTATCAACAAGTTGATGCGCCTCGTCGAGTTGCTTTTGTTGCATCTCGTCTTGGTAGCGCTTAGCTTGTTCTTCCTCGTGTTTCTTAGCCTCGGCCATGAGACGGTTAACGACTCTATCCTCAATAGAGGCAAGGTCGTCTCGTACTTCCGGCTTAGAGCCTTGGCTCCGTAACAAAGCAAGTTCTTCAGCATGCCGTGCTTCGAGTTCCCTTCGGACATTCTCGGCCGCTATTCCCTTTTCGCGTCTCACAATTTCGTTTACACGACTAGCAGGCACAGTCTTTTCGGGCTCTGCCTGTAAATCTTGCTCACTCTTGACAACAGCTTCTTCATCCATAAATCCGCTATTCCCCCGCGACGGTGATGACTTCTAACGTTGAATCTACGCTGACTCTAACCCTGAGCCAGAGGTGTTAACCTAGGTTAAATGGCCTAGTCCACTTATAGGTATAGTAAAGATTGTGAATTGTGCAAGCTGGTGGGTAAAATAGCTCGGATTTTACCCGCCATGGGTATGTTAAAATGTGGTATGAGCAGATTTAGGAGTACTTATGACCAGAATTGAGACAGTTAAATTATATGGCGATGGCAATGGCGCTGGCTCTGGCCATGGCTATGGCGATGGCTATGGCTATGGCTATGGCGATGGCTATGGCTATGGCTGTAGCTCTGGCTCTGGCTCTGGCTATGGCTATGGCGATGGCTCTGGCCATGGCGATGGTGATGGCGATGGCCATGGCGATGGTGATGGCTCTGGCTATGACGATGGCTCTGGTTAAGTATGTTGTTAACTTTTTTAATAGGATGAATGAAATGGCAAATGAAGACATGAGATATGTAATTGTTAGAACTTATTCAGCAGGAGTTTTTGCTGGTAATTTCGAGTCAAGAAATGAGAAGGAAGTTGTACTGAGAAATGCTCGTAGACTTTGGAGATGGGCTGGAGCGGCTTCCCTGTCACAATTAGCAATGGAGGGAGTTAAGAAACCAGATGAATGTAAATTTCCTTGTGAAGTAGACAAGGTTCTTCTGCTGGATACCATTGAAATCTTAGATACTACTTTAGTAGCAGAAAATTCTATTAAAGATGTTGCAATATGGTCAGCATAGTCGTCTATAACGACGGCGATGGCTGTGGCTTATGTGCATACCCTATTATTCAGAAGGCTTTTGGGTTTTAATATTTTAGTAATTCATCTTCAATAGAACAAATATTAAAGTCTAGTATGTCTCGAGTTAGTTCTACCATTCTGGCCGTAGAAAGATCATTCGGATACATGTGGCTTGTCCAGTAGAATCTCATTAAAATAAAGGCTTTATTTTCGT